AGCGGCGTGCTCAAGATGTCGGCAATGGACTGCCGCAGATGCTCGATGCCGGATATGGGTAGGCCGGTGTGGCGATCCATTCCGATCATCTATGTCACTCCTTGAACGGCTCGTATTCTTCGCTGGCTTTCAGGAACTTGACCGCCTCGATGTCGGAGGCCGGCACCACGACCGTCGCCTTTTCGACCGGATAGGAACGGTCAGTACCGGGCACGATCAACAGTCGCGACGTGTAGAGCTTGTCGCGGAATTTCAAGGACTCAGGCGATGAGTAGGTTGGGGATGACAATGCCGGTTCCGAGGAGGTTTGCGCCTCGGTTGAAGTCGGATCGAACTTGGCCATGTGGTTCTCCAGGCGTAAAAAAACCCGCACTGGGCGGGCTGTCGTGAATGAATTAATGCGTGTGGTGATTGCTGTTTCCCGTGGCATCAATGATTGCGCCGGCGCTGGTGATGCCCTTGGTAACGTGCAGCGCGCCGTCGATCATCACCGCCGCTTTCAGATTGATGTTGCCGGTGGTCACGTTCACCGCGCTATCGGTCACCACCGCTTCCGTGCTGGCCACTTTGATGGTGACCGTGCCGCTGGGCAGGGTGATGCTGTAGCTCTTGGCCTGCCAGTCGTAGATCAGCGAGCCGCCATCATCGAAGCGCCAGACCTCGACATGGTCGCGGTTGTCCGGCGGCGGGCCAGCATTGCCATACAAGCCCGGGACAAACGTGCCTTGTGACACGTCACCGCTGGGACTGATCAAGCTGCCCTGCTCGCCCAAAGACGGCGCCCGCCAGTGCCTGGCCTTGCCGGCGGCGATGCTGTGCCAGCGCACCCAAGCGCTGACCCATTCACTGCCGTCTGACACGCGACACACCGGCGGCGATGCGGACAGATCCACCGCGACCACGTAGCAAGCCTTTACCGCCCCCGCAATCATGCGATCATGCTGGGCGCTCGCGTAGCCGCTCACGTCGCCTCCGCAGGGACAAAGGCCTCTTTGACATCTTCCTGGAAGCCAATTAGCAACATCCCCGGCGGTTCGTCCGGCCAGAGCCATTCCTCCGGGCCGAGATAGACTTGCTGAGTCCACTCCACCAGCCACACGGTGTATCCATCCAGGTGCGGCTGCGTCCAGTCCTGCAACGATTGCACAAACTCGGCGGGTTCAACTGGCAACCCCCACGTCTGCGAACGCAGCAGCACCGCCAACTGGGTCGCCAACTGCACGGCCTGTTGATGATGGTGCGGCTTGATCGGGTCAACAATGATCCGGGCCTCGAACTTGCAGACCAGCGAGGTTTCGCCGGTGCCGATATCGGTACCCGGCTCAATCTCGGCCACCTCCAGAAACACCGCCGGCAGCAACACGCGATCCTTAATGTCTGGCCAGGCGGTGACGGCCTGCACGCCCGGCAAGTGGGTACGCAGATGCTGTTCTACCGCCCGATAAAGCTGGCCCAGGCTGAACGGTTCTTCAGACATTGCCGATCCTCTTGAGGTATTTCTGCAGCTCAAAGTTGAGTTCTTGTTTGAGAATCGCCAACAGGATCTCGTCTGCCTTTTTGACCCAGCTGTCGAAATGCGGCCGGGCTTGCTCCAGCGACACCTTGGCTTTGGCCAGCGGGAAACGACTACCGTTTTCAGCGACCCAACCCGAACTCGGCCCGCGACCGGGGGACACCGTGCTGTCCGGGTAGTCGTCCGCGTTGAAATGCTTGCTGGCCGTGCGGATCCAGATGTCGGGCTTGTTGCCGTAGACCGTCTTGAGGAAAGCCCCTTGGTAACGCCGCCCCGCCACCGACACACCGCTCCCGGTCTGCCGCGCCCGGCCGATCCGGCTGGATTCGATGGTGTTCAACCCGAACCACAGTTTGCCGCTCGCGGCCGCGCCGGAAACTGGATAGCTGCGCAACCGCTGACGCACCGCAGCTACGGCAATGCGCTCTGACCGGCTGACAGCTCGGGCAATGTGCGTGCGCAACCTTCCCAACGTTTTGTTGATCGCGCGCCGATGCGCCGCAGCAGCCGCTTTCGGCACCACCTTGGCAAAGTCCTGGAACGCCTGAAAATCTGCGGCCGAGGACTGGATGGATATCATCCCGCCGCCGGCCGAGGGTTTGAAATAGCTGCCGACGCTCATGGCCGCAACCTCAGGATCAGGGCGACCAGGCCGTCACCGCTCGGTTCGAGCTGGATCAGGTCGTAGTCACCGCCGCCATCCAGGGCAGGCAGGTCAACGCTGACCAGCATGCCCTGTTCAAGCCCTTGCGAATCGCTGACACGGATCTCGAAGCGAGGCTCGCGCAACCCGGTGTTGAGCTTGCCGAACTTTGGTTGTAGCCAGGGCGCGGCAAACATGCCGAACACTGGCTTTTCGCGACCTTCGATCCGTGCAGTGTCGCCCAGCGTTTCGAACACCACCGCGTCGACCTCGGCGATCAGATCGCGAAAGCCCACGGTCAGAGTTCCAGCAGGATCTGAGCGCGCGGTCGAGTGCAAAGATGCAGAGGGTTCGACTGCGCCTCACCGGCCATGCCTTTGTTGAAGGGCAGCGGCTCGATCATGCTGTAGTACGGAATGCCCTGGGTGTTGACCGTTTCCATGTAGTCGGCCGGCGCGAACACCGAGATGTACAGATCCGGCACGCCTTCAGGCACCAGCAGTGCCTTGTCGTCGTGGACGAAAGACACACCGGCGACCTTGCCACGATAGCGCTCCCAGATGATGCCGCCGAACTCGAAGCTTTCGCGCGCATCACCACGCAAGGCCGCCGCTTGCTGACTGTTAAGGTAGGTTTCTTTGACCGACTTATGAACGATCAGCTTGTTCCAGAAGTTCTTGCCGCAGAAGGCGCGCGAGCCGGTGCTGGTCACGCTGCCCAGCGCATCCTCCTGCATGTCCAGCGCCTCACCGCACTTAACCCGCAGCTCGGTACCGGCTTCAGTCAGCCCCATGGACAACTTCTGACGCTGAACACCGAAGCGCTCATACAAGTCCAGCAGCACCGTCGAACCATCAGCGTCGAGGATCTGGCCGTTGAGTGCGCCCATGCGCTGGAATTCATGCGTGGCGTCCAACTGTCGACGCGCCTTTGCCAGGCGTGCATTGACAACATCCTGCACCGCCTGCAGCTCAGTGCGAGTGCCGAAGGCGCGGATGCCTTGGATCTCATCCGCCTTGATCGTGAAGCGCTCAGGCAGGTGGACGGTGTTGAACGGGATCAGGTTGCGCTTGCTCGCAGCAACCACCAGGCCAGAACCACCGCGCTCACCGGCCGGCACCAGTGCCAGGGTGTCACCGTCCTTTTCAATCTGCACGGTCAGGGTGGTAATGCCTTCCTCGCGGAACAGGCCCAAGGCGCTGATACGGCCCGGCAGGTACGGTTGATCATTGAGTGCAGCGGTCAGCGAGGTAACGGTAAACGCTTCGTCTTCAAAAATGGCGATATCGGCCATGGGTACTCTCCAGAAACGAAAAATCCCGCACGCGGCGGGATGCATGAAAGAAGGAAACGTCTTAGCGGACGATCACAGAATGTGCGGCTAAGGCTTTTTCGGCAGCCAGATCGAGGCCAGTCAAATGCGCTTCACTGACCTCGGCCAACCGCACCACGGCACGACCGCGACGCACCACGTCGGATTCGCCGAGCGGGCCGTAGAGAATGGCGACAGCGTTTTCGGTGCCGTCCTCAGCAGTCGGGTCGTAGGGTGCGAATTCGCCGGAGGCGGTCACCAGCCCGAGGATTTGTCCCGGCCACAATGCTGGGCCGGCCGCGACGTTGATCGCTTCACGCGAAATGGTGCCGGCGCCTTCGGACAGCAGGAATTCACCTGCGTGCATCGGTTCCTGTTTGATGGTCATGCTCGTGCTCCTTTCGCGCTTTGCGCGGTTCCAGTTTGAGCCGCTTGGCGAGCAGCCCAAATCGAGTGGGGGTCAGGTTGTTTGGCCAGCACCTTGGGCGCCGGGTCGTCCGCCAGCGGCAGACTATTGTCGATTTCAAAGCCCTTGCCGCTGGTGACAATCTTGTCGAAGAGACGCGCACGCACCGCCGCCGCATCCAGACCGGCCGCGACATACTCGGCGCTGAATTCCGGCAGACGCGCGGCCACGCAGAGGTCGTTCACCGCCTTGGCGCGTGCCAGGCCGGCGAGAACGATTTCCTCGCTTTCGAGCTGGGTGGAATTGAGCAGCGGCTCGATCAGGTTGCTGATGCCCGCCGCCGTGCAGCGCTGAGTAATCATCAATGCCAACTTGGCAGAGTCGACTACAGGCGGCACCAGAGGTGGTTCCACAGGTTCGAGT